CTTTTCATTTGATTAAACAACATAAAACTAATAAAGAGTCGTATGTTACAGAAAAGCTCTTAAGCGGAATGAAATTGGTGTGTAAGTGTGGGTGTGGTGGAGAGACCAAGATTTCATCATACAATCAACCCTTTGGTAGAGAATATTTAAGCGGCCATAATAAATCTACTCTAGGATTCAAGTTTTCCGATGAGAGTCGAGAAAAGATGAGAAAGAAAGCTGTGTTCCGTTTAAATGAATATAGAGTTAAAGGAATTTGTGAACCTAGACACCGTAGATCCTGTGTATTCGATCGAGTCTATGGAAGCATAGATGTATATACACAAAAACTTTTGGAGAGAGGGGTAAAATTTTTATCAAATGAATCTGACATACGAACTGATGGGAAGGAATTAAAATTTAGCTGTATAGAAACACAAAAAGAATTTAGTCAACTTCTATTAGACGCTCAATCTCCGTTTAGGAAAAAAACCAAGAGCAAACTGCAGTCGGAAATATTACAATTTATACGATTGATTTTACCAAACGAAGAAATTATTGAAAATACACAAAAGATGTTAGACAATAGAAAAGAAATCGACATATACATACCAAACAAAAAAATAGCAATTGAGTTCAATGGACTATACTATCACTCAGAAATTTTTGGAAAAAAAGAAAAATCATACCATCTATGGAAAACTGAAAATGCCGTCTCTAAAGGAATACGAATGATTCATATATTTGAAGACGAATGGATTTATAACAGAAAAGTTGTGGAATCAAAATTGAAAAGCATTTTTAGGATCCGTGAAACAAATTCTATATTTGCTCGAAAATGTGTAGTTAAAGAAATCGACCCCAGCACAAAGAATAAATTTCTTGATGAATTTCATATACAGGGAAAAGATAAATCTCAAATTAAATTAGGATTGTTTGAAAGCAATAACTTAGTAGCGGTTATGACATTTTCCAAACCAAACATTTCAAAGGGGAAATCATCAGAAAAAAATTTTATAGAATTAAATAGATACGCAACAAGTCGCAATGTAATCGGAGGTGCTGGAAAATTGTTGTCATATTTTATAAAAAATCATCAACCGAAAAAAATATTGACATATGCCGACAGACGTTGGTCCAGTGAAACTGAAAACATGTATAAGAAACTTGGATTCTCACTCATCGGAAAAACCCAATGTGGATATTTTTATTTGAATGGAACCCAAACTCGACTACATAGATTCAACTTTACAAAATCCTCACTTGTAAAATCAGGCGGTGATCCACTTAAAACCGAATGGCAGCTGATGCAAGAGGCTGGATATGATCGTATTTGGGACTGTGGCCACCTCAGATATGAGATGATATGCGGTTAAATAACCATAGAAAAAAGCTTCTTTCTGTATAATCGTCCAATATTTATAGATATGTCAAAATCAACACCCACGGCCGTAAGAGTCGCCAGATGGTCAGCGCTTGCCGCCGGCGTTGCAGCTTTTGGATCATTTTTAAATACCATGTGGACATCCGAACCATGGTGGTATAGTCGTATAGTGGAGAAACGTGAATCCGCTCATCCAACCGTAAATGCGATGATGTCCTCTTCGGACTCCTTCGTTGATGGTATTACTCCTACAATGGCGATGTCTGCGCCGGATCCAACTCTGTATGAAAAGTTTTTGTTGTATGCCCAACACAATCAACTAGCAGTTAGTTTAATTGTGGCGTGTGGTCTCGTAATCGTTGGGTCAACGGTAATTGAGTATTTCCATAGCAAGAAACATAAAAAGTTTCAAGCTACCTTATCTGAGAGATAACGGTTGTAGAACGCGATATTACGACGACTTAATTCATGTCGTGATCCTGCCGAATCGACGTAACTTCTTTTATATTCCTTCTTGGCGGTGTCCCAATCCTTATTCACAACAGCCTTGGTAAACTTGGGGAATTTTTTTAACCCACCCAAATTGAAGGTAAATTCAACCAACATCTCCATTTGTTCATCGGAGAGTTTAACATCACCGAAATGACTTGAGATGTGTGATTTAACGGTGCGTGCCGCGTCTTCTAGGTCATTCTGCAACAGTTTCTCCGCTTGACTGTCAGTTATACCACCCGACAATCGCCGAGCATCAGAATGGTCTAATTTGTGTCCATATCCAACCGTATCCATTCCACCTTCGGGAGAACGGTGCGGCATCCATAATCCAGATTTTTTATTATAACCGACACGTTGTGCATTTTCCATTGTTTTTACATAATCAACAAAATCGTCGGTAACTTTGAAGTCTTTCATATTTTTTGATGTTTTAAAATTTATGTCTTTATTTTGATAAAAACTGGGGGTTGACGGCTTTGTTGCGGTAGAGTGGTGAGCCGATTGTGGAATACTAAAATGGATTTGGGGAGGCAAGTCGATAGCTTCCTTATTCAAATCACGGATACTTTCTGGCAACAAATCTCGTAGTTTCACGGGTATAAATATGAAATGAAACAACTATGTTAGACGTGTCGTATAATAAATCTATTGTTCACACCGTAATTTGGTGTTTTCTTAATATTTATGGTATATGTCAAGTCCCGAAATAAACTACACTGTTGACCAGGACAGAGTCCGTTGGCCAGGATCTGGTTCCGCTATTACACTTGGAAGCACACCATTTGGTTTTTTTGAATTGGATGCAGCCTTCACCGCGTCAGCTCCACGTGCAGCTGACTGGGCTGCTAAGCGTCTCGGATATCCAATTGTTGACGTTGAAATGGTTGACTATAATTTTTACGCATGTTTTGAAGAGTCGGTGCTCGAATACGGCGCACAAGTCAATCAATTCAATATTAGAAATAACATCACACTTCTACAAGGTCGGCCAACAACCACGATTGTGAATCAGCGGAATATTCAAGGAAATGGATTGCCATATCTCATCCAACTGAGCAAGGCATACGGTACTGAAGTCGGAACTGGTGGCGACGTAGATTGGAAGCGTGGTTCGTTCACTGCATCATACGCAACTCAATCCTACGATTTACAAGCGCTGATTGGTGATACTGTTGAAAGTGGTTCCAGAATTGAAATTAAACGGGTTTTCCACAACGCCCCACCGGCTTCAGCACGTATCTACGATCCATTCTCTATGACGGGTATGAGCTACTCGAACGTGTTGAATGAAATGGGATTCGCTGGTTACTCTCCAGCTACGCAATTCTTGATGACACCAATCTTCGAAGATTTGCTGCGCATGCAAGCAATTGAGTTTAACGACTTGGTTCGTAAATCAGCATACAGTTTTGAAATCGTCAATAATAAATTAAAGATTTTTCCAATACCGACATATGATAAAACCGTGTATGTTGACTACATTGTGTCTAGGGACCGCGATGAGCAAATATTCACAAATGGGACAGGTACGGACACCGGAAGTTTTTCGGAAATTGGTGACTACAGCAATGTACCATATGAAGTAATTTTATATTCCAACATCAATGAAGTTGGTAAACAGTGGATCCGGAAATACTTCTTGGCTCTTTGTAAAGAAGTTCTCGGCTCCATTCGCCAAAAATATCAAACTATTCCAATTCCAGGAGCTGAGGTGACTATGGATGGTGGAGAACTTCGTCAAGAAGCTGCTGCAGAGAAAACCGACCTCATCACTCAATTACGAGAAAATTTGGAGGCAACTTCACGAAAAACACAGATGGAAAATAAAGCTCTCGAATCTCAACAATTAAATGAGTCGTTGAATAAAATTCCCCTTTTGATTTATGTTGGGATTTTTGTGATGTGCTTCGTTCTTAGACGCTAAATTTTAATGAGTATAATCCTATCATCCATATTCTCAAACGTCATGACGACTCAACAAAGAGAGTTAATGAGTCATATTGGCATTAGGAGACTTATTAAACCGTCTAAGGCCAAGTTTACTTCATTGGAAATTCGATACTACGACATGTTGACTGAAATCGGTGTGAAGTTTGTTCCCCAATATCCTATGGACGGGCGATTTTACGACGCATATCTTCCCGAAAAGAAAGTTCTACTGGAATTTGATGGTTCGTTTTGGCATCCAAAAACAGAGAAAGATGCCACATACGAACATCAAAAGAAAAACTTTAAAGTAGACAGACTGAAAGACCAATATGCAAAAGAAAGAGGTTTGAAACTTTACCGCATACGCGAAGACGAGCCAATTAACTCTTTTCAATTACGTGAACTAGTCAACGGGAGGAAAAAATGGGATTAAAAGGCCGCTTCTTTTCTGAGAGAGATTTGAGATTTGTTGGCTCGGTCAACGGTGAGTTGATGGGTGATCTTATTGAGAACCTCATAGATATTTTCAAAATTTCGCCCAGCGAGACTGTAACAAATATTTACGGAGAAACATCGGCGACCACCGGAAAATGGTACGAACCCGGAATTAGAATATCGTCTCTCACAGAACGTCCCGAAATGTCAGCTGAGTATGATGATTTCGGTCCAAATCGTCAACAAACCCACATCTTCAAATTGCGTGAAAAAATGTGTATACTTCTTAACTTTTATCCTGAAATCGGGGACATTATATTTTGGAATGATCGGTATTACGAAGTAGATAACGTTGTTCAAGAACAACTATTGGGTGGTATCGCAGAAAAATCTCACTCAATAATAATCAACGCTCACTACACAAAGTTAAGCACGTTGAATATTGTTCAAAGAAACCCTAGTTAATTTATGAAACACATCAAACTGAAAGACCTATTGAAAGAAACACAATACGACGATGTCTCAAACTCTGTCAATCCGATGGATGAGATAGGTGCCATGATTGAAGACTTGACCCCAGAGCAACGTGAAGACAATGCCGAAATTTTTGGCGTACTTGGAACGTACTTTGCAGAAGTCAAAAAGCACGGTGGTAGTATCGATAGCTACTTGGTGAAGTGTGCTAGAGAATCGTTGGAATATTTTGACATCGACGGTGGGCTCGTTGAAGAATTTTTAAACTATGAAGGTGGTGCTGGGGATTCCGACTCCAAGATACACACCGGCACAGATGATCAATTTTAATTATGGCATGGAGAGGACCAGTTAAACCAGTCAATAATCCGACACCGAACCGTTTGAACAAAACTACGGAAAACTCCGACGTGCTAAAATCAGAAAATAGAGCACTCAATGTTCGGCGCGACACTGATAATGTGAAGAACTTTTCGGTGACATTGATGGATGTGGATACCACAATTTTGAGGTATCTCGACGACGTTATCAACCCACAAGTCATCGATAATGGACAAAATATAAAAGTACCCGTCAATTATGCTTCTCCCGAACGTTGGAAAGCGATTCGTAAGGACGGATATATGCGAGACAAGCATGGAAAAGTTCAAACACCCGCGATTGCATTCAGACGCACAACGATGCAACGTAACGACAATCTAATCACCTTCAATCGTTACTTATCATATCCGACAAGTAAGGGATATTCTGAAAAAAACAAATATGACAAATTTTCAGTTATGACAGGGTTTTCTCCGGTCAAAGAAATTTACTCGGTCACAGCTCCCGACCATGTTATTGTTAATTATGATTTCGTAGTGTGGACCGACTATATCGAGCAGTTAAATGGAGTTGTCGAAGCAATCAATTTTGCAACAGAAGATTACTGGGGAGATTTTACCCGGTTTAGGTTCCGTACCCAAATCTCAGATTACAATTTTGAGACTGAGGTCGCGGCTGATTCAGATAGAATTGTAAAAGCTACATTCTCCATGATGGTTTATGCATACCTTCTACCCGAGACCTTTGAGAACCATCGACAAACCACGGAAAAAGCATTTTCACCACGCAAAGTTATATTTAACACTGAGCTGACCGGCAACGTTACTACTGATAAAGAAGCGGCTATACTGGGTGCAAGTAGTGTTCTCCCAGCATCGCCAATAACCGCCGATCCAATTATGGCCCCATCCGCAAATTACGCTGCTGGTAATCCAGCTAAAGTTCCTTATCTATCTATAACAAATGGAGCCACCGGAGGAATCAACGTTTCTCAAGCAGTCACGGTTTCAGTAGAATCTACAGTCGATACACTTCCGCTAAGTACAGGAAATTCGGTAAGTTGGTTAGTTACACTGAACGATGGTACGAATTTTTACACTAGCCAAATTTTGGCTAATTGGAATCAAAATGGATCGACCCTCAATTTCTCTGAGTATGGAACGACCACCATAGGCGTTGTTACAGCGACTTTAAATGTTGTCTCAGAGAATGGTAATATATTGTTAAAAATTATTCCGACCGGTGGAGTTTGGTCTGTTCGAACCATGAGAACAACAATTTAATGAAAGCACCGCTTCGTATATTTACAGGATTGACCGTCGATGGTGTATTTTCCGCCGAATCGATTTTTGGTACATCGTCGTGGGCACATCAGTCACCGCCTCTATTTCATATAATCCAGTTTCATCTTCTCACTGGGACTCCCCTCCACCAACAACAGTTTCAGAGGCCATCGATAGAATTGCATTCGCATTATTCGCATTATTCACATCAGGTTCCCTTGCTTAATCTATATTTATAACATATGTCTACTCCAGTAAAAATGTCACAGTTCGAAACCGTCGCCACCTTATCCACAGGAAGTTATCTTGTTGGGATGGAATCGGGCTCAGATGCCGCAGATGGAATCAAGAACACAAAGATTCTATCTACAGATTTAGTTCAATACGTATCTAGCATGATGTGGGAGTTTGGTCCATTTACATCGGCGTCTCACGCTAATAACTCAGACCACGCTGATTTAGCTTCGACCGCTTCATTTACTGTTTCCGCTAGTTACGCGAGAAATTCAGCTACATCATCTCTCTCAATAAATTCGGTTTATGCTACGACGGCGGTTACATCCTCATATACACACGTCGCTGGTTTAGCGAATCTAGCAAAGACAGCCTCATATGTAGAATATACTAACGTAGCTAATAAACCAGCCTTAATATCTTCATCCGCACAATTTAATACCGGCGATAACTTTAACGTAGGTGAAATAACAGCGTCAATCATCAAAGTAAATACTTTACTGGTTAACACGATTTCCTCATCCATAGAGTACAGTAGTGGGAGTAATAGATTCGGTTATGATTTGTCAGATATCCATCAATTCACCGGATCAGTTGAAATCACATCTTCCTTAAAGGTTGTGGGTTTAATAACGGGAACGTCGTCATACGCTTTAGAAGCCAAGACAGCTTCATTTGCTATTAATGCCTTAGATTATTCTCAATCATTTTCAACAACCGTGACGTCGTTGAGCTCCTCTCTGTCAGGAGAAACTAGCATACTAAGTTCATCGGTTTCGACCACAGTCACGAACCTCAGTTCCTCACTCTCAGCGTCCACCGCTGAATTGAGTTCGTTAGTGACGATTACTATTGGTGAAACAAGTTCCTCATTTTCTTCTACGATTACAAATTTAAGCTCGTCGTTGTCATCTTCTATATCCGAACTTGAAAATTCGGTCACATCGAATAGCTCATCATTTTCATCTACCGTTACTACTTTAAGTTCTTCGGTGTCTTCGTCAATCAATGAATTGAGTGCCTCAATTGTGTTGAACAGTTCACCGTTCTCTTCCACGGTTACATCTCTCAGTTCGTCTCTATCAGCTTCAACCTCTCAATTAAGTTCGTCAGTGACGATTACTATTGGGGAAAATAGTTCATCGTTCTCTACAACAACCACTGTCCTTAGTTCTAGTCTTGGTATATTGTCGAGTTCATACACGAACACATCCGCTTCTATTTCAGATAGATTAACACATTTTACAGGAAGTGTATTTGGCACTGCTTCATGGGCAGAAAATGCAGTAACCTCTTCGTACGCAGTAACAGCTTCTTGGGCGCTGAATCCAACGGTTCAGGGTGTGCAGGGTATTCAAGGAATCCAGGGAACAGTTGGCACTCAAGGAACTCAAGGCATCATCGGTTCACAGGGAACTCAAGGAATAGCTGGTGCACAAGGAATCCAAGGAATCCAAGGAATCCAAGGACGGCAAGGTGTGACTGGTTCTCAGGGAATCCAGGGCATCCAAGGTGCAACTGGTTCTCAGGGAACCGACGGAACTCAGGGTACAACTGGCACCCAGGGCATTCAAGGAATACAGGGCATACAGGGAATCCAAGGACGGCAAGGTGTGACTGGTATCCAAGGTATCCAGGGTATTCAAGGAATCCAAGGTATAACGGGAACCCAAGGCACAACGGGTAGCCAGGGTATACAAGGAATGCAGGGAACTGTTGGTTCTCAGGGCACTACGGGAACCCAAGGAATCACAGGTACACAGGGGACAACTGGCACCCAGGGCATTCAAGGAATACAGGGAATTCAAGGAACACAGGGAACACAGGGAACTACCGGAACCCAGGGAACCCAGGGAACTACGGGTTCTCAAGGAATCCAAGGTATACAGGGAACAACAGGTTCTCAAGGAACCACCGGAAGTCAGGGTATTCAAGGAATCCAAGGAATCCAAGGCATACAGGGTATAACTGGCACACAGGGAACTGTGGGTGTCCAGGGTACAACAGGAACTCAAGGCGTAACTGGTACTCAAGGAACCCAGGGCATTCAGGGCATTCAAGGTCGGCAGGGAACAACCGGAACCCAGGGGACTCAAGGAATCCAGGGTATACAGGGAATCCAGGGAATTCAAGGAACACAGGGAACTACAGGTTCTCAAGGCACATCAGGTACACAGGGAATCCAAGGCATACAAGGTATCGAAGGTAACAACGCCGGTTCTAGATATAATTTTAGCACAACAACCACAGACTCAGATCCAGGGACTGGTGTATTTAGATTCAACAATGCTACTATTGCTAGCACAACAATTATCTACATTGACGTTTTGGATCAAGGTTCTGTAGATTTGACTACGTTTATAGATTACTGGGACGACTCCACATCTACAGTTAAGGGAGTTATTGCTATCGATTCCAACACCAACTCCGATGTAACGTTCGGTCTATTTGAATTAAATTCAATCACCACAGCGACCGGATATAGAAAATTAAACGTGACGTATCTCAGTGGTAGTGAGCCATCAAACGACGAAGCTTGTGTTGTACGGTTTTACCGAACGGGAGACTTGGGAAATACTGGCGCACAAGGAACAACTGGCACACAGGGAACAACAGGAACTCAAGGCACTACTGGAACACAAGGTATACAAGGTATACAAGGTCGTCAAGGAACTACCGGTACCCAAGGAACAACTGGCACCCAGGGAACAACTGGCACCCAGGGTATTCAAGGTATCCAAGGTGTGACTGGTTCACAGGGAACAACAGGAACCCAAGGTACTGTTGGAACTCAGGGTATTCAAGGAATCCAAGGAACTACCGGCGCCCAAGGCACAACAGGTAGCCAGGGTATACAAGGAATTCAAGGACGGCAAGGTGTAACTGGTTCTCAGGGAATCCAGGGCATCCAAGGTATCCAAGGCATACAGGGAATACAAGGAACAACTGGCACCCAGGGAACAACTGGCACCCAGGGAACAACTGGCACCCAGGGTATAACTGGTACCCAAGGAACAACTGGCACCCAGGGTATAACTGGTACCCAAGGAACAACTGGTACC